ATCTAATGAATTTATATTGTCTGACGTAACAGTTATTGCATCTTTATTCCAAGCAGCACTACTTAAATCACTTGACTCTGTAACCAAATTAGTCCTCTGTGGCTCTGCTAATATATGTGGACAACTAGCTGCTGCTGTTTGACCTGTTATTTCTTTTACTGATATGTTATCTACTGAAGAGTCAAAAGCAGTGCCACCCGTTCTTCTTCCTATAACTAATGATGTATTGCTTGTAGCAGTAAAATAAAATGAATAAGAACCTGTAGTGGTAGCAAAACCAATGTTTTCATTATTAGCACCATCTTGAAACTTCAATCCTAATCCACTTGTTATTATTACGTCAGAAGTTACTTTATATATTTTACCTGATGTAAAAACATTAGACTGTGTAATAGATGCAAAAGAAGATCCATCTCCATCAATATTCGCTTGACCTCCACTAATTATCGTACCCCCTCCTTTTATCCAATCTGTATCTGTAGCAAAATCTCCATTAGTAACTACCTCACTTCCTAAAATATCTTCTCCTCCTGTGTAGTCTATACGAGGTACGTTATCTCTTGTAACTTCTTTTACTGATACGTTGTCTATTGAGAATGAAAATGTTCCGCCACTATAGCTTCTTGAAAGCTCAACATAACCATTTGTTGTTCCACTTAATATAACTACAGAATATATACCATTTGAATTATATGAACCGACTGATGAAACCCCTTCAAGTAATACTTGAACTGCACCTGATACATAGTTTTTAACTTCAAACTCTAATAAATAATTTTTACCACTTGTTTGAGAAATATTCTGTCTTATATAACTATATGTATTACTTCCTGCATCTATAAAGTTAGCTTCTCCACTACTAATAGTTGCTAAACCTCCTTTAGTCCAATCTGAATCAGTAGCAAAATCTCCATTAGTAACCTCCTCACTTCCTACAATCTCTGCGTAATTAACTAATCCATTCTCATCTACTCTTGTAGCTGCTGTTGCTCTTGTAACATCTAAGTCTGCTGCTGTGTATTCTTTTACTGATACGTTGTCTACACTTGAATCAAAAGCCGTTCCTCCTGTCCTTCTCCCTATAACAAAAGACGAATTACTTGTCGCAATAAAATCAAACTCATAAAGACCTGTAGTAGTTATTGCCCCTATATTTTCGTTATTAGCTCCATCTTGTAACTTCAACCCTAATCCACTTGTTATAACTGCATCTACAGTAACTTTATATCTTATTCCTTCTGTGAAAACATTAGTTTGTGTAATTGCTACATAAGATGTTCCATCACCATCAATATTTGCTTGACCTCCACTAATTGTAGCTCCCCCTGTTTTAGTCCAATCACTATCAGTAGCAAAATCTCCATTAGTTACTTCTTCAGAACCCTCAGTAGGTACAGGAACAACTGCATAGAGTTCTCCTGCCTTATATCCATTAGGAGTTACTGCAATACTTACATCATCTAATAAACTCATGCTATATTATTTAATATTTTTAATTGTGCTTCTAAACAAGCCTTAGCTTCAAATACTCCACCATCAGCAATAACCCTAGCTTTAAAAACATTTACTTGCTTTTGTACAGGTGTTACTCCTCCCTTGTTACTTGAAGGCAATGACATTCCAAGTGCTAACTTCATTATATTACTTGGTCGTAGTACCCTATAGCTAATCCACTTTCTAAGGTTATAGCAGATACAGAAAGAAACAAAGTAGTTCCAGCTTGTATTGTTGTAGCAAGGTTTGAAACACTACTACCAGTTCCAGTCTGTACGTTTGCAGCAGCTATTTCTGTTATTACACTTTCTGTAACAAAGAAGACTGCATAGTAGTCCTTTCCAGTCATTGCTGTAGTTGTGAACACATCACATCTGTTTTTTCCTAGTTGCTCAGTTAAGAGTTGTTGTACGTTTTCTATTGCCATTTTTTTTTATTTATTGTCCGTAATATATTGTATTAGATCCCTCTGTTGTTTCGTGTTCGTTGTATTGTACTTGTGCCGTTCCTGATAAGTCTGTTAAGTTTAACTTTCCTTTTGTTACTAAGCCTTGAACTACTCCATTATTATCGGAAACAGGAAGAACAACTTTTTCTGTAGATGGTGCTTGCTCGACATCAAGATTTACTGTTCCAATCCAACTTACTTCATAAACCTCATACTTCCAAGATCCTGAAGGTAAAAGATATACTTCGCCTAAGAATAAATCAGTATCAACAGCTTCATAAGTAAAGGTCATTTTAGTAAACCTATCAGCTATTACTTCAGCTGGATAAGAGTAAGAAATAGAACCATCCATATCATTAATGAACTTTACTAAGTGCCTAATCTTTGCAGAAGTTACAGAATTATCTATCCTATTATCTTCAGTTGATAGGTAAGCTATTATATTTGTTTCTGTAGTTGCTTGAATCATTGTAAGTAGTTCTTAAAGTAGTTCTACTATATAATAGAAATTTATTGTTTTTATTTGGTCTTGTAGTGTTTTAAAGCGTTTTAAATAAGAAAAGGCTAACAATTAAGCTAGCCTTCTCAGAAATATAATAAAGATGAAAGTTTTTAAGATGTTACGATTGTACCCATTGTAAATGCTGAATTGTCAAAAGGTTCTGTAGTGTAGTCTGCAACCATTGGAAAAGGTAAAGCTTCTAAGCCATCAAAAGTAAGTGTGTAACCTCCTCTATCTCCCCAAGCTGCTCCTGAATCCATTGTTCCTGCATTAAGTTCCATACCGTTTACTGTACCTAAAGCTACTATTACATCGTGTCCGTTTGCTAAAGTAGAGTTTAATTGAGCAAAGCAAATCAATTTAGTTTGACCTAAAAGCTTAATTTGGTTTTGGTCTTCTTTTGTTAATTTGTTAAGTACAAGACTTAAAGTAGGAGTATAGAAAATTGTTCCGTTTTCTCTACTTCCTGTTACTGAATCTGAAAGACTAGCCGTTCCTAAAGGTGTAGCGTATCTATATAGTACGTCTGTACCCATTTCAATGTCGGTTACTTCTCCTGCTGTTTGTGGAATAGATGTTACTTCGTCATATACTGCGAAATAAACGTATTTAATCCCTCCGCTACTTCTGGAGCAATCAAGACCTCTTCCCTTTGTAAGTGCTATACAAGCCATTGTGTGTTTTTTTTTAGGTTAAGGTAGGAGAGGTTTTACCCCCTCCTTCCGTTTATTTATTAATTATGCTACTAATACTACGTCTGCTCCGATACCTACTTGAGTTCCTCCTGTGAATCTTGCAATTAAGCGAGTATTCAAACTTCCTACGTGAGATTGGTCAAGTAATTGAATGTTTGTAGAATCTGAAATCAAATCAGTACCAAAGAATAAATTTGACTTTTCAGCACAAACTAACTTATCGTCTTCACAACCATTGCAAACCGCCAATTTTATTCCCTCAAAAACTGCGTCATAATCTCCATTCATAGAGTAAGCGTTTACATATCCTAAAGTAGAAATAGCTGAGATGTATAATCTGTAAGACTTAGGACTCATATAGATGTAAAGGTCTTCTTTCGTGTAAACATTAGAAGGAATAGCTGCTGTTGCGTTTTGTAAGTTTTCAATAATGTTAGTTGCCGAGAAAGCTGTTGCTGCACCTCCTACGTTAGCTACATCAATTACTGTTGCATCTACTACAAGTCTTCCAACTGCTGCTGTAGTCAATCCTGTAAAAGAACCTCCTGTTGCGTCATTTCCTGACCATATAGCATTTTCAACTCCTTGAGAGATTCTTCCTGCTAAGTGTGAAATTAAATAGTCATCAAAAGATGCTGGTGCTGGTGCGCCTGCTCCTGCTCTCATTTCTAAACTTTCCCAAGAATCCAATAAATTTTTTGAACAAATTTCAAGGTTTACTTGTAGGTCTTTTGGAGTGATGATTGCTTCAGTAAGAACTAAAGTTCCTGCTGTTGTGAAATCACACGTACTGTCCGCCATCTCTGAACCTGATTCCATTTTTTGAATTACTGCTTTATACTTCACGTTTTCCATTGAAGTCATAAAGTTTAAAGAGTTTGCTTCTTTTAAAGCTGCTGAGATATAGAATCCTGCGCTCCTCCCTGCGAATGTACTTGTTACTGTTGGTAGTGCCATAATTTATTTATGTTTTAGTTTATTTATTATTTGTATTATGAAAGAATCTTTCTTCTCTTGTCATCTTAGAAAGTTCTTTTCTAGTTAAAGGCTTAACCTCTTCACTAAATTTATTTGTGTTTAAAGGAGCTGCTGCTGGTTGTGCTTTAAGCTCTGTCTTTAGTTTATCGTTTTCTGCTTGTAGGCTTTCTAAAGTTACTTCTGAGAACTCTTCTACTACAGTTGTCTTAATAGACTTAGGAGTAGTACCTCTTTCTTCTACTTCTTCTACTTCCATTTCTTCAGCTTCTACTTCTTCTTCTTTTACTTCTCCTTTTAAGTCTGCTATTGCGTCTTCAAGGTTTTGTACTCTTTCTGCTAATCTTTCAAAAGCGTCTTCTTCAACTTCTAATTCTTCTTTAGCTTCAACTTCTTCTTCTACTGGAGCTTCTTCTGATTCGCTTTCAAGGATTTCAAATACTACACCTTCAACTTCTACTGAAAAAGACTCGCCTGATTCTAAAGAGTAAGTTCCGATTGGTAAAAGCATTACAGATCCGTCTTCAGTTAAAACTGAGATGTCTGCTCCAGAAATTAACTCATCTTGGGTTGATGTAATAATCGTGCCATCTTCCAACTTAGACTGAAAAGACATCATCACTTCTTCTTTGTCTAATCCAAGTGCTACTAATATTTGTTTTTTTAAATCCATAATGTTTTAATAGTTTTGTTTTGGT